AGATTATTATATCCTCGTCGTCTTCTGAGTCTTCGATCTCTGTCGGTTCGATCAACACCCATTCTAGAAACGGATTGTGTGAGTTGTTTGAGCTGTCTTTCGAGTGATTTGACTTTATCATTGCTGTTGCCTGAGGCGCCTTTGGTTTTGGTATCATTATCGGTTGACTTCTTAGAAACCTTGGTTGTGGATTTAGAACTCCCTCCTTTAGCAAGTTTACTTGCCAACTGGGTGAGCAAAGATGTGCCAAATGTACGAAGTCCACTTGAAGCCAGAGATGCAATTGTTCCCCAAAAATTATATTTGGCTGGCATTACATCTTTGAGTTCAAAGAACCCGTCCATCATGGCTTCCATTACCATAAGATCTGGTTTTGGTCCAAGTTTGATCATACCTGCCCAAGCACTCGCCATACAAGGTTGAACTTCATAAATGCTGTAGGTCTTCTTGATTAGCAAATTACTCATTGTGCCAGGTTGAGGATTTAATGACAATCCAGTGAATAAAACGTACGACCAAGTCATATCTTTACTCCATAGCGTGTCATACAAAGCTCGCGCGCCAGCAACTGGTGTACCGATCGATGCATTTTCATAAAAAGGTTCCATGAAGATTTCGTTCGTACCTCCCATGACTTCAGCTTTCCAGCATTGGTACAAACCACTGATTTCATATGGTTGTGGTGAGTTGAAAGTATTAGAACCCGCCAACCATGCTGGTGTTATTGTGTTGAGTCTTTGTATTGAGAAGGCTCCGTCAGTTGCTTTACCACCGTATGATCTTAAACTGTTGCCCAGAATCTGCGACGATGTCGGGAAATTCTGAACACCAGAATCCGGTGACAATTTTCCTACGCCAATCACTTGGTGATTAGTATTAGGGTCCAAATCAAGATGATCAGTTGGACTCAAATTTAAATTCTTCAATACCTCAGTACGATGGTAATGTGGTATTTTAAACCATCTCTCAATCTTTTCCGGTTCACGTGTTACCTTAACGGACC